TAAATAAAATGGCAAAAAGAAAAACACCAAAAATGGAAAAAGTAACAACAATAGAAACTACTGAGCTAGAAAACATTCAAGACTTAGTTTCAAAAACAAACCAAGGTAACTTAGAGATTGGTAGATTAGAAAATCAAAAACATAAGGTAATGCATATAATGGAAGAAAATGATAAGGCTATGCAGGCATTACAAGGAACACTAGAAGAAAAATACGGAAAGGTTAATATAGATATTAAGACAGGGGAGATATCAGAGCTTGAAGTAGAAAAAACAATTTAAAATAAAAAACAATGGCATCATCACAAGATTATTTATCAGCTAGTGCATTCGGTCAGAATGGATCAGTTCTAATAAATTCAACAAACACAGTGACTCCTAAACCAGGAGCACATTTTAACGCTATAACATTTATAACTAACACTGTATTTGCTAACAATGCAGATGGTTTAGTTTCTAACACTTCTGATCACGCTACTATGACTAGCACTACTTCTGCTTTTACAGATGTTGCAATGTCTTTCAACAGTACTAATGGAGGTCAGTTAGGTGTTGGTGGTTCTGCTACTGGAACTATAACTTTTCCAGCTGGTATAACTGTCTATGGTAAATGGTCACAAGTTAAGCTTGCTAGTGGAAGTGTTGTTGCATACTTACATAATACACCTGATTAAATGAGTTCTACACTTGGGTTACCTTTAGGATTAATATGGAAAGATCAAGCGGTCGATAACCCTCCGCAACCATATCCAATACCTGTTGCCTGTCAAATAACGCAAATATCAGCTACGGGAAATAGAGGTTCATACAGGTTTAACTTAACCGCTGGAACTTCTGTTGGGGTTATGAAGTTTGTTTTTAACGTTGGTAATTATTTATTACCTGGTAATGCTTTAGGTGGTTCTAATGGTGTTGGTCCCGCTCAAACTTCTAATGCTGTCGGTGATAGAATGAAGTGGAGCCACGGTACATATATTGACCAAGACTCCGGATCTTCTATTGGTGGTAACTTTTATGAAAATGATTCAAGTGGAGCAACTGACGTTCCAGTTGTAGCTATTGATACAAATAACACGTTAACTATATCAAACCTGGAAAAAGTAAAGCAAATTGGATTACTTGGTGGAGAAAAGCTATTACTTTCAACAAATGGTAGTAACACTATAAACTCAGTAAATCATTTGCGTGGTAGCGTTCCTAAAACTGGATCGTATAATGTAAACTATACTGGTAATCCTACTTTTGGTCAAAACGCATCTGGAGAATATACTGGTGTGCCTATGTATGAGTACAACGGGTCTAGTTTTGTTCAAATGCAAGTTAGTGGTGTTAACCAAACAACAACGCTAGGGCCTTATGATGGTTGGATAAATAGAAATAGCAATAACCCAAACAATACTTTAACACCAGCAATGAAAAGCACTGGTATATTTTACGATATTGAAAGTGTTTGGACTACTGAGGTTAATAGCACTAACTTAATGTCAGGAGTTATAGGTGCTCCTTTAAGCACTGTTCAAGAGCACCAGTATTGGCCAAGTTTTCACGCTTCAAGAAACACGGTTTTCTGTGTACCTATTATACCTGGTAATATAAGCAATGGAGATGTTACGATAACAGTTGAAGCACCTTTACAAGGAACTTGGTTTGGTGTAGCTGCTCAATGTCCTGTTGATTTAGAAACAGCTGATAATGGTAATCACAAGTTAAATAGAACTAGTATTAAAACTAACTGGAATCAGACGTGTAATCAGGGTGGTGTTAATGTACCAGTGTATCACATGCCGGTAGATGGTTTTGGTACTGTTAACCCTGCCTCTGTTGGTAGAGATGAAAATGGAATACCATTAAAGACTAAAATGAACCACTCCCCTACTTTAGATAATTATCTTGTAAACAATCTAAATACATTTAATGATAGAATTGTATCATCAAATAGAAGTTCTGATAGTAGAGTGTTATGGGAAAGTTTAGTAACATATAATTATATTACAAGAAATGGTAGAACTGCTTGGGATTTAGCGATGGATAACGGTACTGATCCAGATACTTTATTAAGATACTGGTATGGTATGAGAGACTCTGCTAAATGCACTGGGTCTTTTAGTTTTCCAGCAACAAATCAAATAACTTGCCCTGCATTCTCAGCCGCTACTGGTGCTCCATCTGGAGCTGCCGCTGTGCCTGAAGTAGGTGATTTAGTGGTTACTGGTAGCGATAATACTTTTGGTAACAATGGTACAGCTAGCAACGTAACTGTTACAGCGGTTAGTGGTCAAACAATAACTGTTAGTAGTTTAAGTAGCACAACTCAAGCGGCTATGGCTGGTTTAACTGACCCTACTGTAATATTTGTTCGTATGGGAGATATACATACTAAAGGTTATTTAAACCCTACAACTTACAATAGTGGTAGTGCAGTTGATGCAGTTGAAGATCTTACAGGTCAACCAAATGGTGATATAGGTATAAGAGACTTTTTGTTTGAAGATAGGTATGGTGCAACAGCAGTACCTGATGGTTTTTACAAAGTAGTAGATAAAAACGGTGTTGATAACGGCAACGGTGGTAAGAAAAGAGTTAAAGTTAAAGACGGTATTATAATAAAATGTAGAAACTGTTTTGGCTCTATAAAGAGTAGATAATAATAAAATAAAATAAAATGGAAAAACTAATACGAAAAATAAGTATTGGTAAAGATTACAAGAATGATGCAATGCATTATTCTGTTGGCCAAGAAGTTTATGGTGGGCATACTATTTGTGACATAGTTGAGTCAGAAAAAAAGTTTAGTATCTTTATTGAAAAGAAAAACGAAATATTACCTTGGAAGGACTTTAACAAAAATATGGCTGTTGCTGTGGAATACAATCTACAATACTAAATGAATAGTGTTTATGACTTTGTTGTAAGCCCTGTAAAATCAAGATACAACAACACTAAAAAAGTAGGTGAAAAAGAACTTACACTCAACACTCAAATATATAATCACGAATATATTAATAGGAATGCAATAGTTAAAAGTACTCCTAGAATAAACAATACGGATATAGAAGTTGGAGACGAAGTTTTAATACATCATAATGTTTTTAGAAGATGGGTTAATGTTAGAGGTGTTGAGAAAAACAGTAGAGCTTTTATAGATGAAAACAACTACTTGGTACAACCAGATCAAATATTCATATATAAAAAACCAGGTGGAGAATGGTTACCATTAAGTGGTTATTGTTTTGTTAAACCTATAGAATCTAAAGACAACTTCAACACAGATATAGAAGAGCCTCTAATTGGCATTATAGAGCACGCTGACGACACTTTAAATAAAGTTGGTATATATGATAAAGATTTAGTCGGTTTTAGTCCCAATGATGAATATGAATTCATTGTTGATGGAAAAAAGATGTACAGAGTTATGTCTCAATTTATTACAATTAAATATGAATATCAAGGAAACGAAAAAGAATATAATCCAAGCTGGGCATAAAGCAGTTGAAGAGTTAATTAAAGTAGCTAAAGAAGCTATTGTAACTGACTCTGAAGATGACCTAACAGCTGACAAACTTAAAAATGCAGCAGCTTCTAAAAAGCTAGCTATATTCGATGCGTTTGAAATACTTAACAGAATACAAGAAGAGGAAGACATGTTAAATGATAAACCTACAGAAGTTAAGGAAAAAGTTTTTAAAGGTTTTGCTGAAGGAAGATCTAAATAATGTACGAACAAAATTTATACAAAGTAGTAACTCCAATAAAAAAGACTACTATAAATAGGCTTAATAAAACTAAAAAATGGGAGTATGGATACAATAAAGAACATGATGTTGTCGTTATATCAAGGACTGGTCAAATTGGTGAAATATATGAAATCCAAAATTTCCAAATAGCATTACCAAAAAGCAATAACGTATACAGCAATGAAAAAAAGAAATGGAAGCAGTTTGAATATCCTAAAGAATTATCAAGACTTAAAAGCATATTTGACTGGAAGAATTACCCGGAAGAAAATAAAGGACAGTGGCATGAATACATCGATGAAGAGTTTAAACGAAGAGATGACGGCTTTTGGTTCAATAATAATGGGAAGGATACCTACATTACTGGTACTCACTACATGTATCTCCAATGGAGTAAAATTGATGTAGGTGCGCCAGATTTCAGAGAAGCAAATAGATTATTCTTTATATTCTGGGAAGCGTGCAAAGCAGATAAGAGATGCTACGGTATGTGCTATCTTAAAAACAGAAGATCTGGATTTTCTTTTATGTCCTCTGCTGAGACTGTCAATCAAGCAACGATTTCAACAGATTCAAGATTTGGTATACTATCTAAAACAGGAGCTGATGCTAAAAAAATGTTCACCGACAAAGTTGTACCTATATCAATTAACTACCCGTTTTTCTTTAGTCCTATTCAAGATGGTATGGATCGGCCTAAATCAGAACTCGCTTATAGAGTACCTGCGTCTAAGTTTACTAGAAAGAAG